AAGAACACATGACTGATGATGACTACGATGCCCTGAGCCAGAAACAGTTGGCATCAATTAAACGCGATATGCGGATAAGCCTTGAAGACGCGGCGGTTCGCGCTACATACAAAGTGATGGCTGAATTAGAGACAGAGCAATACCCAGCGAACGTAGCCCACTACAAACAGAATCAAAAACTGATTGAAGAACTTGCCGAGGCTGTCATCTTGCACCACGCCAGTTCAGCGTTGAAGTACAAGATTGCCAACATCTTGGAAAAGCATGTACCGCTTATGGATGAAGCGTGCTATGTCCGTGGATGCCCTTGCTATGACCCATTTGAGGAGAAGAACACATGACTAAACGAGAAATGATTATTGCCTTCATCAAAGATATGTTGCGACCGCGCACTCTAGAAGAGATCATCGCCAAGGAGATGCGCGAGGCTTATCTATCCAAGATGGAGGCGGAGAAGGCGCTTGAATACGCAACCAGCGTAGTTGAGTACAACAGAAGCCGCATTCGTCGCCTTGAAGAAAGACTTAAAGTTTTAGGAGAACAAGATGCTTGAAACAATTGCATGGATAGTGTTACTGATGTGTCTAGGTGGCGTAGTCGTAGTGACGGTTGCCGTGGCAATATTTATGTTGAGCAGTGAAGAATGAAATGCCCTACATGTGGCGCATGGTCACTGGTAAAAGAAACAAGAGAATCGCCCACATTCGGGCATACAAGGAGAAGGGAGTGCGCAAATGAACACAGGTTTACAACCAAAGAAGTCGTTGTCCCGCAAGAGGCGATCGACGAAGAACGAAGAACTAATCTTGCGAATAACCAAAAACGATTGGAATCCATTCGAGCGGGCAGACCCAAAGCTGTTAGAAAAAGCAACGCAAGAATTTACTAAGCAAAGACGTCACGAGTTCGAGGACGCACCAATTTAAGGTCGGAGTATTCATGAAAGCAACGCATGCAAGCCTTGTAGATGCGAACATGTTTTGCTGGTGGTATAGGTCTCCGACACGATAGAGAACTGCCTATACTGCCCGCTCAATGCCACGACGAGGGGGCGTGGAATCTACATCACCCCCTCACCATTTAAGGAAACATATGACACCCGAAGCAAAAGTTAAGAAACAAATCAGAAAGATATTAGATGTAACCCGCGTGTACTACGCGATGCCGATCGGCACGGGCTATGGGGCGTCAGGTGTACCAGACTTTCTTGCTTGCTGTGAAGGTAAGTTCATTGGCATCGAAGCCAAAGCAGGCAAGGGAAAGACAACAGCACTACAAGAACACAACCTACAACGCATTAGAGAAAGCGGAGGATTAACAATCGTTGTAAACGAACTCAACATTAACGAACTAGAGGAACTAATATGCGAAATACAAAAGAAATGACGCAAGGCGCTATGGATTTCAAAGACAAGATAGATCAACTCAACGCCGATCAACGCGAACACTTACGCAAAGCCATTGAAAGATTGGTAGAGTGCTGTGTAGATCAGACACGACACGCCGTGATTGTGTTTGGCAAAGATGATGACCCGCGTGCTGAAGTGTTCACGCTCAACTGCAACGAGATGGATGCCGCCTTTATGCTGAGCTGTTTGTCAGAGACATTTATGTCGGCTAATTTAGAAGATGCGCCAGCCAAGGAGATGTTTAATTGAAACCCTACGATCAAATAATAACGATCGACTTTGAAACGCGTTGGTCTAAGAAGGACTACACGCTATCGAAGTTAACAACTGAGGAGTACATTCGTGATAAGAAGTTCATTGCGTTCGGCGCTTGTGTCCACGTATACGGAAGCGGAGACGATATTAGATGGATTAGCGGAAGAGACTTACCTGAGTTCTTTTCTGGAGTCGACTGGGGACGAACCGCAGTGCTTGCGCACAACGCACAGTTCGATGTATCTATTATGGAGTGGAGATACAACGCCCGTCCCGCATTCATCTTCGACACGTTATCGATGGGACGCGCTCTACGAGGCGTGGAAGTTGGTAATTCCCTCGCCAAACTGGCGCAAGACTTCGGGTTGCGACCTAAGGGAACTGCCGTATATAGCACAGACGGCTTATCGAAGTTGGACGCAACCATTGAGCGAGAACTCGCCGAGTATTGTGCGCATGACGTGTACCTGTGCGAAGAAATATTCAAACGATTCATTGAAGACTATCCGAAATCCGAACTGCGTTTGATTGACATGACACTGAAGATGTACACACGTCCTCAGTTAGAACTTGACCCAACCATGCTACAAGATGCGATAGACAAGGAGAAGATCGAACGTGAACAACTACTACAACGGCTTAACATTACAGACGCTGACCTCTCTTCCAATCCAAAGTTTGCCCAACTACTTGAAACCCTCGGCGTTGCGGCACCGACAAAGGTTAGTAAAACCACTGGCAAGCAGACACTTGCGTTGGCGAAGAATGACGCGCTCTTTCAGCAACTCCTCAACAGCCCAGTCGAAGAGGTCAGGCTTCTTTGTGAGGCTCGTCTTAAAGTTAAGTCAACAACTGAGCGCACGAGAGCAACACGCTTCCATGAGATTAGTCAGCGAGGAAAGTTACCAGTACCTCTGTCGTATTACGGGGCGCAGACCGGACGTTGGACTGCAAGCAAGGGCTCCGCAATCAACATGCAAAACCTCAAACGAGGTTCATTCCTACGCAAAGCGATTATGGCTCCCGAAGGGCATCAACTCGTTGTCGGCGACTTATCACAGATTGAACCGCGAGTACTCGCGTGGCTTTCAGACTACGAAGACATGCTCGACATCTTCCGCAAGGGTGGTGACCCTTATGCCGCGTTCGGCGCTCAGATGTTCAACATTCCCAACCTTAGTAAAGATTCTCACCCAGACCTACGACAGTCCGCGAAGAGCGCGCTCTTGGGTTGTGGCTACGGGTTGGGCTGGGCGTCGTTTGCGTCGCAGTTACTTACGGGCTTCCTTGGTGCTCCGCCGGTTAGGTACAACAGGGACTTTGCGAAGCAACTCGGCGTTGATAAGACGTTTGTAAATAGGTTTGTAGAGTGGCATGATAACGAGTCCAAACTGCTAGGCATCCCGCACACCTGTACTGTGGAGGAGTTACTTGACCACGCTATCGCTTCAAAGAGAATCATAGACACTTATAGGGCTACAGCCTATCCTGTGGTGGGGTTCTGGAGCATGTGCTCGGAGTTGTTGGTAACGTCTTTGGTACAAGGTCACGAGCACACATACAAATGTTTGACATTTAAAAAAGGCGCGATAGAATTACCAAACGGCATGTCTTTGCTGTACCCTAATCTGCGACAAGTCAAGGATGAAGAAGGCAAGAAGCAGTGGGTGTATGGAGAAGACGCAACTAAACTGTACGCTGGCAAGATCACGAACAACGTAACACAAGCGTTGGCGCGTATTGTCATGACGGACGGCATGTTAAGGGTAGCAAAGAAATACCCAATCGTAGGTACTGTGCATGATGAACTGATTGCGCTTGTGCCTGACGAAGAAGTAGAACACGCTAAGACTTGGGTCTTGGCGCAAATGACTATGGAGCCGAGTTATATGCGAGGCATTCCATTAGCCGCTGACGGTGGCGCCCATCGTAGATACGGAGAAGCAAAACAATGAAGATACCAAAAGAAATCACAGTCGGTAAAACGACGTACACAGTACGCCGAGGTAGTAAGACAGGGTGCCTTGGGCACATCGACTATCAAACCAAAATCATATCTGTCGCTACGCAGGATGCTTACGGCAACAAGTTAGAGAGCGAAGAAGTACACGACACGTTTTGGCACGAGTTGACGCATGCAGTTCTGCATGACATGAATCACCCACTACGCGACGATGAGAAGTTCGTCGGCAAGTTCGCATACAAACTATCCTGCGCAATCGACAGCGCCCGCCTATGAAAAAACCTGCATGGTCACACTCCTCCCTCAAAGACTTTGAGGGTTGTGCTAGACGCTATCACGCGGTCAAGGTCTTAAAGAACTACCCGTTCACAGAGACTGAGGCAACGCGCTACGGCAACCAAGTCCACGAGTCCTTAGAACTCTACGTCAGGGACGGCAAACCAATACCGCCTGAGCATTCGCAGTTCAAGGAAGTTGTTGACAAGTTGTTATCAAAGAACGGCAGAAAGATTGCCGAGTATGAGATGGCGTTGGACATTGACTTGAACATCGTGGGATGGAAAGACAAGAACGTGTGGGTGCGTGGCATTGCAGACTTACTCATCATTGATGATGACAACTTAACTGCTTGGGTTGTGGACTACAAGACAGGCAACAACAAATACCCCGACAGAGAACAGCTAACGCTGATGTCTCTGATGGTGTTTCAATACTTCCCTCACATACGCAAGGTGAACTCAGCGCTATTGTTCCTCGTGAAGAACGACATGGTGCGTGCGCAGATGATGCGTGAGCAAGCCGACGCAGAGTGGTGGAAGTACCGAGAGAGGTATGCCCGACTTGAGGCATCATTCAGCAACGACGTATGGAATCCAAACCAGACTCCCCTGTGTGGCTGGTGCCCTGTGAAGACATGCGAATTTCACCCCAAGCACTAAAGGAACACTCATGCCTTATAAAAACCCCGAAGACCGCCCGTCCTACGCAAAGTACGAACAGCGACCAGACATTATTAAAAAGCGTTCCGAACGCAACAAAGCCCGAGCACTGTTAATGAAAGAAGGAAAAGTACATAAAGGAGATGGAAAAGATGTCGACCACAAGAAGCCGCTCTCAAAAGGAGGCACAACTACAAAAAGCAATCTCCGCGTTAAGTCCGCAAGCGCTAACAGGAGTTTCGCTAGGAAGTCTGACCACAGCATCAAGTAGCCAGATTCACCAAGTAAATCGTTGGCCCGAGGTACAGACAAACTGCATAGAAATTAAGGAGCACGAGGCATTTAACGCACCCGTCGCCACACTCCTTAATCTCTGGCTAACTCGTTATGGTAATGAATGGATTGACTTAGAAGATATTGAGAAGGACGAGTTCTTCGCTATTGCTTACAAAAGACTCAAACAAATGGGCGAACTAGAGCAACACTATCTAACCGATAGAGCAAGATACGTATGTAGAAAACCGGAATAAATAAAGGAGAAGTAAATGAAGATGAAAGAAGCACAAGGGTTATACAACCCTGCACAGGGAATGACGTACGCACAAATGATCACGCAAGGCGGACAACGCGCACAAGCCGTTAAACAGCGAATGCAATCAGCGCCACAGAAAAAAGCAATCAACCCAAACACGCATGAAGCGTGGTCAATACCTTTGTCGCAACTTGTTAATTTGTGGCAAGCAAAGTATGGCGATAAGTGGATTGACGTGTCCGACCTCGATGATGAGTTTTGGCCCGAAGCATCTTCGCGTTTACACAGAAACAACAAGTTGGAGGAGTGTGACAACGACAACACACCTTGGGCTCGGTTGAAGGAAGACGCGTAATGGAAATCATTGAAGACAAAGCGTTACTACTACGCACACGCAACCCGCACAAGTTCAACGTCATACCCAAGCACAAAGTTGTTGGTGAAGAGAACGGCATCTATGAGATCGCTGTGTACTGGGGACTCGATGAAGTAAGGGTACTAAAAAACCTTGGTGTGAAGAATGTGCCCTCGCCTATCACTAGACGCTACACATGGGCAGGGCGTTACAAGCCTATGGCGCATCAGATAGAGACGTCTGCTTTCCTCACAATGAATCGCAGAGCGTTCTGCTTCAATGACCCCGGCACTGGGAAAACTTTATCTGCGCTATGGGCGGCAGACTACCTAATGAATCGTGGTGACGTTCGTCGTGTGCTTATCTTGTGTCCGCTATCAATCATGCACAGCGCTTGGATGGGGGACATAGGCAACAGCATCATCCATCGTTCAGCAGTTGTGGCGCATCACGCGCAGTCATCACGTCGCATCGAGATGATTCAGCAGAAGTACGAGATCGTTATCGCCAACTACGACGGCTTGAACTTGATAGCAAATGAGATCAACAACGATGGGCGCTTTGACTTAGTGATCGTCGATGAAGCCAACGCATACAAGAACCCAAGCACACGCAGATGGAAAGCCTTAGCGTCAATCATCAAGCCTGAGACATACCTGTGGATGATGACGGGCACTCCTGCTTCGCAGTCACCAGTGGATGCGTATGGTCTTGCACGCTTAGTTAATCCAAATGGTGTGCCTAAGTTTCAAACTGCGTGGCGCGACAAGGTCATGAACAAGATCACAATGTTCAAGTGGGCACCAAAGCCAGACGCAAGAGAGAAAGTGTTCATGGCACTTCAACCAGCAATACGCTACACAAAAGCACAATGTCTTGACTTGCCCCCTGTAATCACGGTGACGCGTGAGGTGCCTATGACACCGCAACAAAACAAATACTACCGACTGCTCAAAGAGCAGATGCTTGCACAAGCGGCGGGTGAAACGATCAGCGCTGTTAACGCCGGTGTGGTGGTGAGTAAGTTGTTGCAGATTAGTTGTGGTGCCGCGTACACAGACGATAGGGAGGTTGTTGAGTTCGATGCCGCGCCAAGATTAAATGTGCTCTGCGAGATACTAGAAGAGACTAGCCGTAAGGTGATCATCTTTGCTCTGTTTCGCTCAAGCATCGACACCATCGTCACGCACCTAACCAAGCAAGGCTATGGCGTAGGACAGATACACGGCGACGTGACTGCGTCTAAGCGCGGACAGATCATCAACGACTTTCAGACTACCGACAACATACGCGTACTGGTGTTGCAACCACAAGCAACGGCTCACGGGATTACCCTAACTGCCGCTGACACAGTTGTGTTCTTCGGGCCGTTGATGTCTGTTGAACAGTATGTGCAGTGCATAGCACGCGCCGATCGTAAAGGTCAAGATTCCGACAAAGTTACTGTGGTACACATTGAGTCAAGCCCGATAGAGAAAAAACTTTTCAAGGCGATGAACACAAAAGTTAACGACAGTATTCTTTTGACTGACATGTTTGCAGAAGAAATGCGAGGTTAAAAATATTTTTAAAGAAAGGAGTTGCATTGGACAAAACTGTGTGTATGATGTCAAACACTAGACAAATAACAGGAGAAGCAAAATGGTAGATATAGATGATGAAGTCGAGGCACCGCCCTCGCTCGATGCAGAGGAGATCGCCTCTGTGCCGATGGATAAGTTAGCCAAGGTCTATCGCAAGATGGCTACTAAGATTCAGCAGTTGACCCGAGAGTACGAGACAGAGGTTGAAGCCATTAAGGCGCAACAAGAAGTCGTAAAGATCGCGCTCAAAGATCAGATGTTGAAACTTGGTGTGAAGTCTGTACGCACAGACCAAGGCACAGTAGTCTTGTCGACAACGACAAACTACAACACACAAGACTGGGACTCGTTCAAAGAGTTCATGAAGCAGTACGACGCGCTTGACTTAGTTCAACAACGCATATCGCAACTCAACATGAAACGCTTCTTAGAAGAGAACCCCGGAGTTGTACCCCCCGGCCTTAACTCGATGACCGAGTATGGCATTTCAGTTCGTAAACCAACCAAGTAGTTTTAGGAGAAAAAACAATGAGCAATGTTGCTGTATTTAACCCATCCCAAGTCCCCGCCTTTGCAAAGAATCGCGGTCAGTTGTCTGCCGTAGCCAAAGCCCTAGCCGGTGGTGGTGCAGGTGCTGGCGGTAAGAACATCTCCATCAAGGGTGGTGTGTTTCGTTTGATCGCCAGTGGCAAAGAAGTTGCCGCGATTGAAGAACGCTACCTCGACGTGGTGATCGTGAACGCCGCACCTAAAGTTAGCCGTGTGTGGTACGCCAAGTCCTATGACGGCGCAAGCAGTTCACCTGACTGCTACTCACAAGATGGTGACAAGCCTGCACCTGATGCAGAGAACCCCCAAGCATCTACCTGTGCTGCGTGCGAAAAGAACGTCGCGGGCTCTGGTCAAGGTAATAGCCGCGCTTGCCGTTACCAACAACGTCTTGCCGTAGTGTTGGCTAATGATATGGACGGAGATGTTCTCCAGTTGACTGCCCCTGCCACATCTGTGTTTGGTAAGGAAGATGGAGAGAACCGCCCACTTCAGGCGTACGCTCGTTGGTTGACTGCGCAGAACATTGACCCAAGCGAAGTCATCACCCGTATGCGCTTCGACACCAAGTCTGAGTCACCCAAGTTGTTTTTCAAGACTATGCGTTGGTTGACTGAAGATGAGAACGAGACTTGCCAAGCCAAAGGCAATACGCCCGAAGCCAAGCGTGCTGTCACCATGACGTTCGCTAAGTCTGCTCCTGCCGTAGCCGCTCCTGTGGAGGAAGAAGCCCCCGCCCCTGCCCC